AGGTCGTGAGTGGGTATGGAACAATGGCATCATTAAAGAGTCTGAGGTTGCCAACATTAAGCGTACCCTCGACCTCGCACCTAATCCCAAAGTTCTTGAGGAGGCAAAACTTTCCGCGTTTGCCAAATTCTTGAAAACTTTGTGATAATAAATATTTCTATGAATAGCAAAGACTACAAAGGAGACAACCAAATGTCGCAAGATGAAAAGGTAATGGTATCCGAAGAACAAACAGAAGTCACCGAAGCTAAGTTCGACGGTGCTGTTTCCGATGGTTCTTCTCTGGGTTCCGTAGAAAATCTGGGTGGTCCTACCCCTCAGAACAGCAAGCCCGATGACGAGTCTAACAAACTGAAGACTCCTTCGCAAACTCAGGCTGCTGCACCTAAGACCAAGCCCTCCGACGCATCCCCCCAGAAAGCAGAATCTGTTGAAGCAGAGAATGCTGATGGTGAGGATCTCATCGAAGTTGATCTGAGCGCAGACATTGCTGCTCTGACCGAAGGTGAGGAACTGTCTGAGGAATTCAAAGAGAAGGCAACAACAATCTTCGAGGCTGCTGTTGTTTCTCGTCTCAACGAAGAGATCGAGCGTGTACACACCGAGTACACTGCAACTCTCGCTGAGCAGGTACAAGCTGTTAAGACCGAACTTGCTGAGCAGGTAGATGAGTATCTGACCTATGCTGTTCAGCAGTGGATCAAAGAGAACGAACTGCAAGTTGAAAGCGGACTCAAGTCCGAGATTGCAGAGAGCGTTGTCGAAGGTCTTAAAAAGGTATTCCTTGAGAACCACATTGAGGTTCCCGAGGAGAAAATCGATGCCCTCGAATCGATGGCATCGGAACTTGATTCGATGGAAGCAAAACTCAACGAGCAAATTGATAAAAATGTTGAGCTCACCAAGTCTATTGGTGCTCTCGTTAAGAATGGGATCGTGAACGAAATGGCAGAAGGTCTGGCATCTACCGAAAGGGAGAAGCTGTTCGGTCTGGCAGAAGGTGTTGAGTTTGAGAATGAAGAGTCATTCCGCAATAAGGTCGCAATGCTGAAGGAGTCGTACTTCCCCAGCAAGTCTGCTACTGGTGCAGAGACCATTGCAGAGGATGTACAACCTGTTGTGGATACAGAAATGACGGATTCGATGTCCCGTTACGTCGATGCACTTCGTCGTTGGACTAAGTGATTTAGTCACCTTACTAATTAATTAACCTAACTTTTCAAGGAGTAAAAAAGCAATGTTCAAATCCGAGCATCTGCAGGAAAAGTGGGCACCTATTCTGGAGCACGATGGACTTGATTCTATCAAGGACAACTACAGAAAGGCTGTTACCGCAGTCCTGCTCGAAAACCAAGAATCCTTCCTCCGTGAGGAAGCAGGCATCCTCAACGAGGCTGCCCCCACAATGTCTGCTGGTACCGCTGGTTTCAGTGGCAGCAGCACCGCTACTGGTCCTGTCGCTGGTTTCGACCCCGTTCTGATCAGCCTGATCCGCCGTTCGATGCCTAAGCTGATTGCTTATGACATCGCTGGTGTTCAGCCGATGACTGGTCCTACTGGTCTGATCTTCGCAATGCGCTCCCGCTATGGCACCGACCGTGCTGCTGGCACCGAGGCATTCTTCAACGAAGCAGATACAGAGTTCTCTGCAGAGAACGCAGCAAGCAACCTGGGTCGTACCGCTCAGAGCGGCAGCAACCCTGGTCTGCTGAACGACGGTGGCACCTACAATACCTCCGATGGTATGCCCACCGCCGAGTCTGAAGCACTGGGCGATGCAGCGGGTAACGCTTTCGCTGAAATGAACTTCAGCATCGAGAAGGTCACCGTGACCGCTAAGTCTCGTGCGCTGAAAGCTGAGTACAGCCTTGAGCTTGCTCAGGACCTGAAGGCAGTTCACGGTCTGGACGCTGAGTCCGAGCTGGCGAACATCCTCAGCACCGAAGTTCTGGCTGAAATCAACCGTGAGGTTGTCCGTACAGTCTACAAGATTGCACGTCCTGGCGCTCAGAACAACACCGCAACTGCTGGTATCTTCGACCTCGACGTTGACTCCAACGGTCGCTGGAGCGTTGAGAAGTTCAAGGGTCTCCTCTTCCAGATCGAGCGCGATATGAACGCAATCGGTCACGAGACTCGTCGTGGCAAGGGTAACATCCTGATCTGTTCTGCTGACGTTGCTTCGGCACTGTCGATGGCAGGCGTTCTGGACTACACCCCCGCACTGGCTGGTAACAGCGGTCTGCTCCCCGACGACAACAGCAGCACCCTCGCAGGTACTCTGAACGGTCGCATCAAGGTCTACGTCGATCCCTATTCTGCTAACGTTTCTGACCGTCACTTCTATGTGGCTGGTTACAAGGGTGGCAGCGCATACGACGCAGGTCTGTTCTATTGCCCCTACGTGCCCCTGCAGATGGTTCGTGCCGTCGGTCAGGACACCTTCCAGCCGAAGATCGGCTTCAAGACCCGCTACGGTCTGGTTGCTAACCCCTTCGCAGAAGGCACCTCCCAGGGCAGCGGTGCTCTTACCGCCAACGCTAACCGCTACTATCGTCGCGTGCTCGTTGACAACCTTATGTGATCCATTGGTCATATACCCAACACACGAGGACCCCTTCGGGGGTCCTTTTTTTATAGATACTGGTAAACTGTAATTACAAATGCCGAGAAACAACGTGAAGAAAAGTGAATTGGAAGTGCGTCTTTTGAAAATGAAGAACGAACTCTACAACGGTTCTTGGTCTGCAAAAGGTGCTGAGTGGCACGACGGAGCACACACAATGCTAAATCGTATGTTGGAGATGTTGCAGGAATATCGCGACTAAATACTAACGAACGAAGCCACCAATATAGCAAATGTCTTTCGCTTCTCAAATCAGCAACAGGAACTTTTTAAGTCCAGGTGGCTTTCGTTTTACCTTAGCAAAGTATCCCAAGGTGGCATATTTTGCACAGATGGCAAACATCCCAGGTATTTCTCTCGGTCTTGTCGAACAAGCAACTCCGTTTAGACCAGCGTACATCGATGGTGGATTGGAGTATTCAAGATTCAATCTTCAATTTATTGTTGACGAAGATCTTGAAAACTATCTAATCATCCACAACTGGATGCGTGCACTTGGAGTTCCCGATAATTATGCTGAGCGTGATGCATTTGAAACCGCAAATTATATCAAAGGTTCGGGTGCACCACAGGTATTTGCCGATGGTACTTTGACAATTTTGAATTCAAATTTTCAACCATCATATAACGTCGTATTCAAAGATCTAAAACCCATCGATCTTGGCACATTAGATTTTGATGGAACACTTACAGATCAAGAATATTTCCAAGCAGTTGTAACTTTTGATTATCTATCCTACGAGATCCAAAGTCTTGAAGGAAAACGTCTGACTAATCTTTCGTAATTTATGGCACTACTTGATGATTTGCAAGAGTCCTGGTCAAAGGACTGTGATTTTAATGAGGCAAATTTGGGAGAGGAATCTCTACTAATCCCAAGATTGCATCAAAAGTATTTTGTGCAATACAACAAATATAAACTGATCCTTGAGGAAGAGAAACTAAAACTCAAGACAGTTTGGAGAAATAAGTGGTTGTGGTACAACGGTAAAGCAGTTGATGATAATGGTGCTGCCTTTGATCTCAAGATCTTAAAGGGCGATATTAACACGTTCCTAGAAAGTGATGAGGATATTCAAAAACAGCAATTGCGAATTGCGTACTTTGAAACTTGCATAAATTATATTGAGAACATTCTCAAAATGATTAACAATCGTGGATTCCAAGTGAAGAACGCGATTGATGCAAAGCGATTTGAATTTCCTATTTGATGACTATCATCGAGAAAAAGAACGAAGTTTTCCTCCGCATTCGGACCGAACTTCACATTCATCAAGAACTTGCAGAATACTTCAGTTTTGAAGTTCCCGAAGCAAAGTTCCTACAGAAACAACGTCGCTACAAAAGGTGGGATGGGAGAATTCGTTTGTATTCTCCTGGCACTGGTGAACTTCACGTTGGGTTATTTCATTACCTGACGGAGTGGTTGCAACAAAACAATTACGACTATACGGTAGAAGATAGTAAGTATTATGGAACACCAGGAGAAGAAGATGTTGGCGTATCACCTGAGGCAGTTGCAGGTTTTGTTAGATCTTTGGGTGTGCCTTTCAAGGCAAGAGATTACCAACTCCAATCAATTTATCGAGCACTTAGGCATCACCGTAGATTACTACTATCACCCACTGGGTCTGGGAAATCATTCATAATCTATTGTCTCGTTCGTTGGCATCTGCAACGCAATAGGGAAATCCTAATTGTTGTACCAACAACGTCTTTGGTTGAACAACTCTATAAGGACTTTGAAGATTATGGATGGAACGCAAGACACCACGTCGCAAAAATCTATGGAGGTCAAGACCGTTATGTCAAATCTCCTGTCGTCATATCTACGTGGCAATCTATCTACAAGGAACCTAAAAATTATTTTAATCGGTTTGATGTTGTCATTGGCGATGAAGCACACCTCTTCAAAGCAAAGTCACTAACTTCAATTATGGACAAGTGCCACGATGCGAAGTATCGGATTGGATTGACTGGCACATTGGATGGAATGCAGTCTCACCAGTTACAACTGGAAGGAGTTTTTGGCACTGTGAATCGTTCCATCCGTACAAAAGATTTACAAGAAAATGGTCAGTTGTCTGACTTGAAGATAAACATTCTGGTATGTAAGCATCCGTACATTGGGTTTGAAACGTATCACGATGAAATGAACTATATCATCTCTCACGAGAAACGCAACAAAATCATTACTGGTCTTGCTCGTGATCTAAATGGTAACACACTAATCCTATTCAACTACGTTGAAAAACACGGAGAGCCTCTTTGGGAGATGCTAAATAGTCGTGGGGAAGGAAAGCAAGTCTTCTTCGTTCACGGTGGTATACCTACTCAAGAACGGGAAGAGATACGAAGAATATGTGAGTCATCTAACAATTCAATTATTCTTGCCTCTTATGGCACTTTCTCAACTGGTATCAACATCAAAAATCTACACAACGTTATATTTGCTTCCCCATCTAAATCACGTGTACGAAATCTACAATCTATAGGTAGAGCACTTAGGTTGCACGATTCCAAATCTCGGGCAACTCTCTATGATTTCGCTGATGACATCAGTAATGGTCGTAATCGTAATGCAACTTTGAACCATTTAATTGAACGTATTCGCATCTACAAAGATGAGAAATTTGATTATTCTGTCACTGAGATCAAACTCGGAGGAAACTAAGGTATGTCCCTAAGTTATGTGAGACCAGACGATGAATTCTTTGGTTGCATCAAATTAACGAACGGTGAAGAAATTCTTGCTCGTTGCATTGTTGCTGAAGAATCTGAAGATGTTCGTATTGTGTTTGTGCAAGACCCTGCAAAAGTACACGCAACAGAAACTATGCAGGGAGACAAACGCGCAGTTGCTGTGGGACTAAAAAAGTGGATGGTGTTTTCTGATGAAGAATTTTACATCATCCCTGAAGAAAAAGTTTTAACGATCGCTCCGATGTCAACGGAGGCGATTGCTATGTACAAAATATTCTGTAAGACAGAATTGGATTCTGATTATGATCTGAACGCTGACCGTGGTGCAGATCTAAATGAATCTATGGGGTATCTGGGGAAAGTAGATGACACCAGACAGAAATTAGAAGATATATTTAAGCTAGATACTTAGAAGTATCAGATCAACCCTTACAGTGTTGATTATAATTAGTTATTAGCATCGTGTCAAGCTGTTGACTATTTGTGTTGATTCTGATATACTTTTGTGATGAATAGGTCGAACTATGGTACTGTTAATGGAACGTAAGAAAAACCAACATTACGTTGACAATCAGAAGTTCTTGGCAGCGATAGTTGACTATCGTGACAGAGTGGAGATTGCAAAAATAAAAGGTAGACCGAAACCTCGTATTGATGAATACATCGGTGACTGCTTTTTGAAAATTGCAACACACTTGTCATATAGACCAAACTTCATCAACTATATGTACAAGGAAGATATGATCTCCGATGGTGTGGAGAACTGTGTTCAGTACATTGATAACTTCAATCCTGAGAAGTCGAAGAATCCATTCGCTTACTTTACTCAGATTGTTTACTATGCTTTTCTAAGACGCATCGCTAAAGAGAAACGCCAGATGGACATCAAAGATAAAATCATTGAGAAGTCTGGTTTTGATCAAGTCTTTCACAGTGATGACAGTTCAAATGATTCGGTGTATAATGGAATCAAATCTCGTATCGAGATGAACAATCGTTATTGACTTATGAAAGAGCATCCAGAAATTGCAGAAGTTGAATGGATTGACGACTGCTTTAGGGTTTATAAAACCGAATATGGACTCTGGCATAGTGCTAAGAAAGATGGAACTGAACTTGTGACTGCCCTTACAGATGATGTGTGCATTCATATGACTCGGTTTTATCTTAAAGGTCTCCAAGAAGGATGGGGAGAAAGTCGGGTTCTTAATGATGGTATTGTCGGAGGTAAACTATGAAACACACCCACATTGACAAAAATGGAAATACTTGGGAATGGGAAGTTACAAATGAGACTGAAGCAGCACTTAAGAAACTTCAGAACTCTATTCGGGAAAACCTCCTCAAGCGACCAAATGAACCCAAGTGAAAAGAAGATCCTTGCAGAAATGCAGATCAACAATCTCAAGCAACTTCTTAATGCAGATGCTTTCCATCAGGTTATTGTTCACTCCAATGGAAAACGTCAAAATCGTTATGTGATCACCTATGAAGATTCTACTGATAACTGATCAACACTTTGGTGTCAGAAATGACAACCAAGTCTTTATCGAAAAGTATCGTCAGTTCTATCAGAATTCTGTAATTCCTTTCATCAGGAAGAACAACATTAAACACGTCTTCTGTTTGGGAGATACTTTTGATAAACGAAAAAGTATTAACTTTCTCAGTTTAGAATCTGCAAAGGATATGTGGTTCAAGCCATTGGAGGATATGGGAGTTAGTCTCTATATGCTTCTTGGCAACCACGACATTTATTATAAGAACACTCTTAAAGTAAATGCACCCAAACACCTGTTGGGAGAATTTGATAACATTACGGTTATTGATAAACCAACAGAACTCCGCTTTGAGAAAATGAAAGTTTTGATGTTACCTTGGATGTGTGACACAAACAAAACTGATATTCTGAAAGTGGTTGAATCGAGTGACGCTGATGTATGTCTAGGTCACTTAGAACTGAATGGGTTTGAGGCAATTCCAGGACATCGAATGGAACACGGCGATGATCCAAAGATTTTTGATAAGTTTAAGTTGACTTGTTCTGGACATTTCCATATGAAATCCAGAAAAGGTAATATCAATTATCTCGGTAATCCGTACCAATTGTACTGGAATGACTACTCCCAAAAGCGAGGGTTTCATATTCTAAATAGTGACACTCTCGCGTTGAAATTTTATCAGAACCCATATAACATCTTTAACAAATTGTGGTATGATGATGTTAAGAATGACTATGAAGAACTTCCAGATTTTTCTGATCTTCAGGGGTCGTTCGTAAAACTCATCGTTCAGAATCGAGAAAATCAAGTTTGGTTTGATCGATATGTTAAAGCACTCCATAATTCAAATGTTGCTGATCTCAAAATTATTGAGGATGTAACTCTTGAATTGGATGATGTTGATGAGTCTGTTAAAATGGAAGATACTATGACGGTTCTTGAATCGTATGTAGAGAGTTTAGAAGAAAGCATTGACAAGAAAAATGTCACGTCAATTCTTAAATCTCTCTATGTCGAAGCACTAGATCTCTAATGTACATTCTTTTAGACTCTGCTAGTGGCGGCGTATATGCTGTCAACAATGACCAAACTGCATCAAAAACGGTTCAGATTTTTGTTGACAAAGACGACGC